GTTATCCAGACGTGGATGACTGAGATGTATTTGCAACAGTGCTTTGTTGAACGCGAACACAGCGTAACAGACGCAATAGGCGACAACATAGTGGGAGAAAACCTCCCGACGGGTGAATACATAGGAAGCGGCCTTGAGCCAATTAAAGCAGGAACAGACACCTACCCAGCGTTCAGAGATTGGCTGATTGTAGTAGCCACGGCGGTAGACGAATCAGGCTTAACGAATCCCGGCGGTTTTTACGGGCGTTTGTATTCGCAGGCTGAGTTCAAAACTTTTCCAGCGACAGCCGAGGGCGTCACTCAACTGGCAGAGTATTGGAACAAAATTGATTTGCTCAACAGAAGTAACATCATTTTGAACTGTTTTATGATGCCAGCTGGAATGATAGCCACGAAAACGTCAGCTCCCTCTGGCACATACTATTCAAACAATTTCTGGATTCCGAAGGTTGCCGCTCTAAAAAGAACAGATGGAAGCGCACCAAAAAACAATAAATTGATGACATACCCTTATACATATCTTGAGGTTACTAACCTTCAAGGGACTGTTAAAGAATACGCTTATGAACTGTTCACAACTGATGCACAGCTTCCTAACACCATAGTTTTCCATGGCTTTGTGGACACCTCTGCTAATCCTACTTTTGTATTCATGCCAAAGAATTACAAGGGTAACACAAATCCTAACCCTGACGAGCGTATAACTCTAAACAACTTCCCAGTTTGCGCGTGGGGTGTCGGAGACTTCCTGAATAAATCCGCGCAGCTAATCACAAGCACTGCATTGATTGGTCTTACAGCTGGAATAGCTGGCTCACCCGGAACACCGGGTCACTTCACAGCCACTACACCGCCCATAAATGTAGGTGCTGGTAGCTCCCCGCAGCTTGCGAACACCTCTTTAATGGTTAGGCCGCCAGAGTACACGTCTCCGATAGGTGTTGCAGAGGGCACACCGCCAAACCCCGGTATACCACCGGTTCTGTCGAATAGCCAAGCGGTAGTTGCACAAATGATGCTAAACAACGTGATGCACATGGGCGCTTCCCGTGTTTCCGGCGGTTCTGACGCGATGTTCAACGCCGGGTGGTTTAGCATTTGCCACCAGCAGAAAATGATTAGACCTGAATATGTTGATATGATTGACGATTATTTCAGCAGATATGGGTACGCTACTCGACGTTTGAAAACACCAAACATTTCTTCTCGCCCTCAATGGAATTATGTACAGACAGTTGGCTGTAAAATTGGCGGTTCTATTCCGTGTCAGGATGAAAAGCTTATTTGCTCAATTTTTGACCACGGCATAACCTTCTGGAAACACCCCGAAAATGTCTGTAACTATTCCCTCGACAATAGTCCGACATAAGGAGGACAACATGGCAAGACGTAAAACAAATTTTTGGGAAAGCGCTGTGATGAACAACGCGACTTATATTCAATACTATAATCGCCTTATAGAACTCTCAATCGCTATGTTCGATTGGACAGGGCTTCCTGACACAATTGACCCTCGTTTCCTTGAACTAACCTTATTCAAGTACGGTCAGGCTGTGTTCTTTGAAGACGAGGTGATGGGCTATCTTGCTCTCACCAATGCTGTTAAGGGTGGCTTCGACGTGTATGGATACCCGGTTGCGTCCCGCGCTTATTCCCCGTACAACAACTATCAGAAAAACCTCACCCTCGATGACAGCGTCATCATTTACAACAACTACCTTCGCACACCTTCTTCTCTTGACGTTGAAGTTTTCGCAAAGCGTCTGTACAACCTCGACCGGGTGATTGACGTAAACGCCAATGCGCAGAAAACCCCTGTACTCATTAAATGCGCAGAGACACAGCGTCTCACCATGAAGAATTTGTACAAAGAATTTGACGGTAACAGTCCGGTTATCTTCGGTGACAACGGTCTGAATGACGCGAACTTCACTGTTCTCTCCACGGAAGCTCCGTATGTGGCTGACAGAATCTATCAGTTGAAGACGCAGATTTGGAACGAAGCTCTCACCTATTTGGGCATATCCAACATCAACGTGCAGAAGAAGGAACGGCTCATTACGGATGAAGTCTCCCGCAACATGGGCGGCGTGATTGCTTCCCGGTATTCTCGCCTGAACGCTCGCCAAAACGCTTGTGAGAAAATCAACAAAATGTTCGGCCTAAACGTGTGGTGCGAATACCGTGATGACTACCGCGAGTTGGATGAACTGGAAGACGTAACTGATGACGATGAACAGAAACCGGAGGTAAAGGAAAATGAGTAAATACACAACCGAAGTTCGCTTTATCTGCGAAAACGCTGCCGGGCTTATTGAAAGTTTGGGTGAAGGTGCTATCGAAGATATCATCACGAAAGCGGCTCCAAAGGTGTTTAACTTCGACTTCCCTATCTTCGATGAAAGTTACCGGCTGACGCTTGAAAAACAGATACTCCGCGCCTACTACACAAGAGAGATTGGTGAGGAAACTGTTGGGCTGTGGAAGCTGCGGCTAAATTCTCGTCTCAATCTCATTATGCCAAAGTACAATCAGCTTTATGAAAGTGCACGTTTGCAGTTCAATCCCATGTATGACGTGGACTACAAGCGATTTGGCACCAATAGTGGGCAGGGGCAGAGCAGCGGGTCGTCTCAGGCTCAGAATATGCACAGTGATACACCGCAGAATGGTTTGACTTCGGTGCTGTCCGGTGAATATTTGACTGATGCTGACGTGTCCGATAACAACAGCAATAGCCAGTCCTCAAATAGCGGGCAGTTTGAGGAAACGATACAGGGCAAAACTGCCGGGAGTTCGTATTCCCGTCTGTTGAAAGAATATCGACAGACGTTTTTGAATATTGACAACATGGTGGTAAGCGAGTTGAATGACCTTTTCATGGGTCTGTGGTAAGGAGGTACTATGGCTGAATACAACCCTAAATATTGGCCGTGGTCGCAAAAGGTCTTACCCCTGACGTATGATGAAAGTCTCAGCTACTACGAGGTTTTGTGTAAGCTGAGAGACTACATAAACGAAATGGGTAAGCGGCTGGACGACTACGGTGAGCAGGTGCTTGCTGCAAGCAAAGCATACACCGACGGTGAAATTGCAAAGAGTGTGCAGCAGTACAATCAGGCTTTGCAGCAGCTGACAAACGACTACAACGAGTTTGCTGACAACGTTACAGGCGCATTGAGGGGTTTCCAGAATCAGATGGACAGCAACTTCCAGCGACAAGACAATGAGATTGCCGGTGGTAGAGCTTACACTGATACGAGAATTTCGCAAAACAATGAATGGCTGCTTGAGCAGATTAGCAAGCAGCTTATCAGCGTGACAGTGCTAAACCCGTTTACAGGCGAGCGCGTGAGCATTCAGGATATGATTGACTATCTGTCCAGCCTGCACATGACGGAAGCCATTACCATTGCCGGTATCGGTGCAGCACAGAGAACTGTCAACAAGGTTATCTCTTACAATGCCACCTGTACACAGCTGGTTAACAACGGTAAGAATATCTTTGCTCAGGCATAAGGAGGATAGGTTATGTATGTCGATGAATGGCTGACA